GCCAGACGGAACGGTATCTGATGGCCACGGGATTGGTGCGCCAGGCGGATAAAACTGCTCTGATGGCGTATAGAGTGAATAAACTGTACCGTCCGTTAACCCTTCCGGCTTATTAGCAGAATATGCTGGTGACGTATGAATCGTCACGCTGGCATTACTGGTATAATCCCATTGAATATTTACACCAGTCGCATAATTTCCGATTGCAACGTAAATATCGTAAGTATCACCAGATGTATTAACCCAGGCAAAATTTGTAAACCCTGTCAATGTGCGCTGCCATAAAGCACCAGTAATCCCCTTCGGATTACCATTACCTGCACGTAAAACAAGTTCAGATATACCTGCCTGTTGAGGTGACCCCACGTTAAATCCAGCGCCACCAATCAACGTAATTGAAACAACAGAACTCGCCTGTGGCATGGTTACCGTTGCTAATTTGAACCAACCAGCACCACCGCTGAATGACATTGTTGTTGAGTTAAGCGTACCAATATCTTTCGGCGTCAGTGTTATATCCGCTGAAAGCGCCTTACCATTCACCTTACGGGCAGAAGGTACCCGACCATTCGCATTGTCATTAGCTGCTTTCACTGCTTTCGGTGTCGCAGCAAGCGTTTCAGATGTGCTGTTGGTTGCACTACTGAGCTGGACAATTCCTTTTTGTGCTGTCGTAGCGTCCTGTGCGGTGTATTTCCCGTTAGCCAGGTCATACGCGGCCTTAACGGCTTTTGGCGTTGCCGCCTGTGACTCGGAAGTGCTGTTGGTCGCACTGCTGAGCTGTACTACCCCCTTTTTCGTCGTGCTCGCATCCTCAAGCGCCACGGCGGATGCAATATCCTCTGCACGTTTTGCCGAATTTTCTGCACGTATTGCCGCCGCTTCTGCCGCACTTTTGCTCTGCGATGCTGATACCGCACTTCCCGCAGCCTCTGTCGCCTTCGTGGATGCCGTTGACGCACTCCCCGCCGCCGCTGTTTTTGCGTCTGCCGCGGCAGAGGCGCTCCGTTCCGCTGCTGTTTCAGATGACCTGGCATTCGTCTCGGACGTTTTTGCCGCCTTCGCGGAATTTCCTGCCGCTGTTGCCGAGGAAGCTGCGCTACTGGCGCTCGAGGATGCGTTCGTTTCTGATGATTTTGCCGCCTCTTTTGAAGCCGCCGCATCCCGGGCTGAGGTGGCAGCTTCTGACGCTTTCGTAGTCGCGGTGGATGCAGAAGTGGCTGCTGATTGTTGTGACGCTGCAGCATTCGTTTCTGACGTTTTCGCGGCACTGGCACTGGTAGCTGCCGCGCTTTTTGAGGACTCTGCAGCGGCAGCACTTTTTTCCGCTTCAGTGGCCTTTGTTGATGCCGTTCCTGCGCTGGAAGTCGCTGACTGAGCCGACGACGCGGCCTGTCCGGCTGACGTGCTGGCTGCGCGTGCTGAGCCTGCAGCATCAGTCGCATGGGTTGCCGCCTCACGGGCTGATGTGCTGGCATCACTGGCTGACTTCTTCGCGGCTGCCGTGTTCTGTGCCACCACGGACGCGTTACGCGCCACCTCTTCCACCATCAGCTCAAAACGGCGCAGTGCCTCCGGACGGGCATCATCCTCCGTCATGGCACCGAGAAAATCATTCAGCGTACCGGGTCGGGAATCTTCATACACTGTGATGGTCCCGGCATGTGACGGCGGGAATCCTTCCACCAACAGAATAACGCTGTACTGACCGTACTCAACGTCCATACTGTAACGCCCGGCTTCATCCGGATTTTCAGATGCCAGCGTGTTCACCACCACCGTGGTACTGTTACGTTTTGCTTTCAGCTGGATTGTGCAGTTCTGTACCGGTTTTCCTGTGCCGTCTTTCAGTACACCTGAAATTTTTACTGCCATATTCACCCCACAAAAAAGCCCGCCTGAACCGGCGGGCTGTCATAACACTGTGTTACCTGGCTAATCAGAATTTATAACCAACACCCACGATGAACCCGTCAGTGCGCCAGTCACCACTGCCGGAGCCTTCATAAGCGACATCAATGGCCACGGATTCGGTCGGGTTAAACTGCACGCCAGCTCCCCACGCCAGAGACGTGTTGCTGTGGCGACCGTCATCACTTCCGGTCAGCACATCGTGCTTTTTCCCCTTGTTGTCAGTTACGCGGAGATAATCCCCGGAGAAAGTCGACACACGGCTGTAAGCCACACCCGCCATCGCATACGCGCTGAACCATTCATTCACGCGCACAGACGGCCCCGCCATTACGCTGAACCAGCGGTTACGAACGGAATCTTCATGCCAGCGGGTATCGCTGTAACGGGTAATCTGGCGATTCTTGTCTCCTGCATAGCTGAACGACGTCACCATCCCCAGTGTGTCCGTAAACTCATAACGGTATTTCACGTTAATCCCGTTCAGATCATCACTGCCGGGAACGTTCGTCCGGGCATGAAGATACCCCGCGCTCAGCGTGGACTGATGTTCAGACGCCCATGCAGGCGCACCGGATACGGCCAGACAAATGGCTGCGGACAAAATGGCGGCATAAAGTTTACGCATAATTACCTCTCGCTTTTCTGCAATAAAAAAGGCGTCATTTCTGACGCCCGTTCTGGGTTATAAAATTCAGCTGATACTGATACCTGCTGTGGATTTTTTCATCACCACAACCAGCAGATCGCTGATACTGGTTGTTGGTGTCCAGTTATTCGCTCCTGATGAAGATACGGTGAATGTCAGTGTCAGCGTCCCCTGTCCGGCAGGCATATCTATAACTGAGGAAAATACGCCCTGAGCATCCGTCGTGGACTGATTAAAAATCTCCTGACCATTGCGGGTCACTCTTAACCGGCAGGTTGAATACCAGTATGACTGTTGGTTATTACTGTTGAAATTCTCATGCTTACCACCGCGGAATAACACTGGCGGTATCATGACCTGCCGGTCAAATTTCTGATCATCACTGATTCTTACCGTGATGGTGCCACTGGCATAACTGTTCGTGCGGGGGAAAGACTTGCTGACCGTTTTGACAATATCGCCTTCAATCTGATTGGCTGACAGTTTCCCCTTAATCTGACAGTTTTCATTAATCGTGACATTGTTGAGCGTCCCTGAATTTGCATTCACATTACCGCTGATATCCGCATTTTTAGCGGTCAGCTTTCCGTCTGGTGTCAGGGAAAATGCCGGCGGATTTCCACCGCTGGTAATGGTGGGAGCCGTCAGGCGTTTCAGGAACACGTCATTCATGAATATCTGGTTGCCCTGCGCCACAAACATCGGCGTTTCATTCCCGTTTGCCGGGTCAATAAACGCGATACGGTTAGCGGCAACCAGAAACTGGCTCAGCTTGCCTTCCTCCGTGTCCTCCATGCTGAGGCCAATACCCGCGACATAATGTTTGCCGTCTTTGGTCTGCTCAATTTTGACGCCCCACATCGCATTCCATTTATCGTTAGCGTCCTTCCACTCTTTCGAAAACTCATCCAGTCTGCTGGCGTTATCCTCCGTCAGATCGACTTTTTCCAGCAGCTCTTTACCGAGATGGGATTCGGTTATCTTGCCTTTGAAAAAATCCAGGTAACCTTCCGCATCATCGCTCGCCCGACCGACGGACTCCACGAATGCCGATTTGCCAACGGTGTTCACACTGCGGATATAAAAGTAATAATCATGGCCCGGTTTGATATTGATACTGGCGGCTATCCAGTACAGCGCCGTGCCAAGATAGCGGGCTGTGGTTTCTACCTGCCTGATATCGGTAATCCGCTTTTCCGAGAACCAGAACTCAAACTGTACCGTCGGGTCATAAACGGCAAGATGCGGCGTGGCGGTTATCTGAAAATAGCCCGGTGTCAGCTCAATCCGCGACGGCACTGCAGGTGCGGCAATCCGGAACGATACCGATGCCGGATCGCCCTGCTGCCCCCACGCATTTACCGCCCGGACTGTCAGCCTGTAGTTCCCCAGCGCCAGTTGCGTGAAGCGGTATGTGGTTTCCGCCGTCCGGGCCGTGCTGACCAGCCGCTCACTGCCGTCATCCGCTGCCACGGTCAGGCGAAGCAGGAAACTCACGCCCTTCACCACCTTCGGCGTGTCCCAGCGGGCCAGTACCTGATACTCCCCGCTGTCTGCGGTGACTTCGGCAGTCAGGTGCTGCACCGCTGGCGGCGTGACACCATTCACCGTGCCGCTCTGGTCGCCGTCAAAGTGCGCCCCGTTATCCACGATGGCCTCTTTTTCCGGTACATGCTGCACGGCGGTGATGGCATACGTGCCGTCGTCGTTCTCACGGATACTCACGCAGCGGAACAGGCGCTGGCGCAACGTCGGCAGCTTCAGCCCCCATACGCTGTATTCAGCAACGCCGTCAGGAACACGGCTCACTTTCACCTTCACGCCGTCGGTGACGGACTGAACCTCCACGCTGACCGGATTACCACTTCCGTCAACCAGGCTTATCAGCGTGGTACCGGAGGATGGCAGCGTGATTTCACGGTCGAGCGTCAGCGTCCGGGTCTGGCTGTTTACCGCCAGCACGCGTCCGCCGGTGCGGATACCGGCATAGTCATCATCGCAGATTTCAATGACATCGCCCGGTACATGGCGAAGCCCTTCGGCACCCACGCTGAAGTCCACGGTCTGCGTTTCCAGCAGTTCTGTTTTAATCAGCCACAGCCCGGCGCGGTGTGCCTGCCCCCGGCTGGTACAGCCAAAAGCATCCATCTTCGTGACGTTACGACCGTAACGGGCAATGGCCTGCGTGTCCTCCACAAGCTCTGTCGCCGTCTCCCAGCCGTTGTCCGGGTCAATCCAGTTCACCTCAACGGCATTATGGCGGTCCTTCAGGGCGCTGAAGCTGTAGCGGAACGGCGCACCATCATCCGGCATCACCACATTACTGCGGTTATAGGTCCACACCTTATCCGACGGTCGGTCCTGCACGAACGTCAGCGTCTGCCCGTTCCATACCGGCATACAGCGCATCGCAGAGCAGAAATCACTGAGCACATCCCACGCCTTGCGCTGTGTGGTCAGGTACGCATTACAGGTGATGCGCGGCTCCGTGCCGCCAAAACCGTCCGGCACCGACTGATCGCAATGCTGGCCGATGACATACAGCGCCCATTTGTCCACATCCGCCGCACCAAGACGTTTCCCCATGCCGTAGCGCGGATGGGTCAGCATATCCCACAGACACCAGGCCATGTTGTTGCTGTATGCTGGCTTAAACGTTCCGTCCCAGATACCGCTGTATTGCCGCGTCTGCGGGTTATAGTTCGACGGCACCTGCAGAATGCGCCCGCGCAGATGATAATTACGGCTCACCTGCTGGCTGCCGAACTGCTCCGAATCCACCTGCACGCCGACCAGTGCCGTGTTCGGGTAGCACTGTTTCACATCGATGATTTCGGTGTATGACGACCAGAGCGTTTTGTTCTGCAGCTGGTCTGTGGTGCTGTCCGGCGTCATCCTGCGCATCCGTATATTGAACGGGCGCGGCGGCAGGTTACCCACCACCACCGAGGCCAGATACTGCGAGGTGGTTTTGCCCTTAATGGTGATGTCTTTTTCCGTCACCCAGCCACCATTACGCTGGATCTGAACCAGCAGGCGGACTTCCGACGGATTCCGGTCCCCCTTTGAGGTGGTTTCCACCAGTGCCTGCACGCCGAAGGTAAAACGCAGTCGGTCAATGTTTGCCGACGTGATGGTCCGGGTGATCGGCGTGTCGTATTTCACTTCCGTACCCAGCACCGTCTCGGAGCCGGAGGATTCAAATCCCTCCGGCGGTGTCTGCTCCTGCTCACCGGCCCGGAACACCACCGTGACGCCGGAGATATTGGTATTCCCCTCACTGTCCAGCACTGGCGTACTGTTCAGCAGCACGCTTTTTAATCCATCCACCGGACCTTCAACCGGCCCTTCGCTGATGGCATCGATCACACTCAGCAACTGCGTGGACTTCAGGTTGTCCTTCGCTTCGCGCGGAGTATGCCCCTTACTGCTGCCTTTACCCATTCCTCACGCTCCATAAACGACAAAACCGCCCGGAGGCGGTTTCACATAAACGTTTTTCATCAGCGACCAATCACCACAACCTGACCACCATCCCCTTCGTCTGCCGTGCTGATCTCCTGAGAGACCACCCGCGACCCCACGCGCATTTCACCGTACAGAACGGGCAGAACATTGCCCTGGGCAACCATATTATCCAGTGAAGAAAAATAGGTGTTCTGTTTGCCGTTATCCGTTGTCTGTGTGCGGGGGGTTTTGGGTTTAGGGGCCAGCATCTGTGCAACACCGCCAAGCGTCATACTGGCACCGAGAGAAAACAGCAGATTACTCGCCATAATTCCTACCCCCGGCATCCATATAGCAACCGCCATAACAGCCGCCCCCAGCACAGCCTGAAACACACCGCCACTTTTGGCTCCTGCCAGACGCGGCACGATGTGGATCACAGCACCATTTGCCAGCGGTTCATTAAGACGGGCTGATAATTCGTTTTCACCTGTATCACGCCCGGCAATCCGTATCTGATACCAGCCATCGCTCAGTTTCTGACGAAACGCCGGGAGCTGTGTGGCCAGCGCCCGGATGGCTTCAGCCCCCGTTTTCACACGAAGGTCGATGCGGCGGCCAAATCGTTGCAAATCCCCGTAAAGGCAGATGCGTGCCATGCCCGGTGACGCCAGAGGGAGTGTGTGCGTCGCTGCCATTTGTCGGTGTACCTCTCTCGTTTACTCAGTTGTTCAGGAATATGGTGCAGCAGCTCGCCGTCACCACAGTAAATGGCAGCATGATTCGGCACCGATGAACCAAAGCTGCACAGCAGCACGTCGCCAGGCTGCGCCTCTGTCAGTGCGACACGGTAAAAACCCGTTGCCTCCATATTGTCAAGATAGAGATTCTGACCGTGACGCCACCAGTCATCCTCGCGATGAAAATCCGGCATCTCAATCCCCGCCAGATGATAAGCATCCCGGAACAGCGTGTAACAGTCCGTCACCCCGTGCTCAAAGCGACGCCCGGTGAGATGCGGCACACAGCGGAACTTGTGAATCGCCCCCCGGCAGACCAGCCACCACGGCAAATCACTCTGCACCTGCAGCCGCCGGTCAGCCTCACTCAGCCAGGGCAGACCACCGGGATGACTGTGGACCAGTGCCACAATCTCACCCTGCATCTCTGCCTGCAGCCAGTCCTCCGGAGCCATCCGGAAATAACCCTCCGGCTCACCGGAAATATTCATGCAGGGAAAATATCTTTCCCCCTCCGGCGTGCTTACCACGAAGCCGCACGACTCCGCTGGCGCACATCGCCGGGCGTGCGCCAGAATCGCTGATTCAGTCTCTGTCATGGATTTACTGCGAAAGTTTATTGATGGAAAGGAAACCGCCAAAGTTACCGACGTTATGACGTGACTTACAGCCACTCAGGCATTTACTGCATTTATCCTTCGTGATATCAGACGTCGGCTCGTCATATTCATCCGCGACAGCCGGACCGTGATAACCGCACTCATCACCGCGATAGGTCCAGGTACAGGTGTTGGCCAGCATGGTACGTCCCGGGAAAACCGCACCGTCTGTCTCCGCTGGCGAGGCCAGAACAAACGTTGCCGTCACCGCCGTCAGATCGCTGCACTGTTCAATACGCCAGTAACTGATCACCTCCTGTTCCGGATCGGCTTCACTGTTTCCATTGGTAAAATTCACCGCATCCAGAAAACGGGCGTAAACCTTACGCCGGATCACCGTTCCGCCAGCCAGACTCTGTAAATCCTCCACCATCCCGGTAACCATCCCGTACAGATTGGACACCGTCAGGGTGGGGCGGGCGCTGCTTCCCTTGCCTTTCATTTCAAACCCTGCTCCCTGAACAGGATACACCTCATATTTCCGGCCCTGCCAGGTGACGGCCTCCCCCTTCTCGTTAGGCTCATTACTGAAAAAATAACGCTCCCCGCCAATCTCTGTCAGATCAATTTCCCAGAGTACCAGACTGGCAGACTGCTCCGTACGGGTACATTCATTCAGTGTTTCCTGCCGGATATCCTGCATCCGTCCTCCTCATACCACGACCTGTTCAAAATTTGCGGTTACCGTGACCCACAGCGCCCCCACACTGGACGACCATTTACGGCAGACCACCCGGACAGGTGTCCAGCCATAAGGCGGTATCCACTGAAACGCCCTGACCCCACCGTGCCGGGCCAGAAACGCTTCCAGCGCCTGATGCTCCCCTTTACGGACACGGATCGTGACACTGTACGTTGGCAACAGAGAATTCAGTCCTGCCGGACGACGCTGTTCATAACCATCGCCCAGTTTAACTGTCACCACTTTTGGCTCTGAATCCACCTTCATATCCGGACGGACTTTCCAGCTAAATATCTCCATCACCGGTATACTCCGCTTAACTGCCCGCCATCACGGGACTGTTGTTGCATAAAATCTGCTGCAGCCCTTTTCCCCAGGTTGTAAACCGCCTGCATGGCTTCCGGCCCAATCTGTCCGTTCTGGCCATCATTATTGATCTCGATGTTGTACTGCGGCGCAAACATCACCATCCCCGAACCACAGGTCGCTGCCACAACACCCAGCTTACCGTCAGCCCCCCTGCGCAAGGGCAGGATAGCCTCAGGCCCCGCTTCACCCATCACCCCCGCGCCTTTTGCAAAAGCAAAAAACGTCGGACGGTTAACCACCGTGCCACTGTAGCGACTCAAATCAGCAGACTGATAAACACCACCTTCTGCATTGGTTTTCACATCACCGAAATCAAACCCCATCACACTGCCAATCCCTTTGACAGCCTTCATCATGGTTGCCTGCGCCAGAATTTTTGCCATATCTGACAGCACGGATGAGGTAAAAGATTTGAAATTCAGTTTACCTGTCGTGCAGAACGTCGCCAGCCCGTTGCCCATGCTGCTGAACGCGGTATTAAACAACTGCTCAGCGGTACCCGCCGCGTTATCCGCATCCTCTGTAAAATTCTGAAAAGCCCGCATGGCACCGTTTTTCCAGTCTGCCTGCATCAGTTCCTGTTCCTGCCAGTAACGTCTGTTTTCGTTCAGTTGCCGGTTAAGACTGTCTGTCAGCGTCTGCTCAGCATTCCGGTATTCATCTGTGCCATATGTTCCTTTCTGCTTACTGTCACGCTCCAGCTGTTCCCGCTGCTGCTGATATTTTTGTTGCAGACTGAACTGTGCCTGGTATCGCTGACGCTGTTTATCCCCCATCCCTGTCGTGGCGATATCCAGGTCATGTTGCTGACGCAGAGCCCGCTCCTCTTCCGCCAGCTGGCTGGCAAGCTGAATGGATTTTTTCTTCAAATCATTCAGCGCCGTCTGCTTCTGCAGCTCCTGCTGTTTTGCATCCAGCAGCGTCAGTGCCTGAATCAGCTCATCCTTGTGAGCCAGCACACTTTTTTCATCTGCTGTCAGTTTCTTACCGGCCAAATCGCTGATACGCTGCTGAAGGGCCAGAAGCTGTTTATGCGCTTCTGTCATCCTTTCAGTAGCCATGCCAGCTGACTGTCTGGCGGCGGCAATCTGTCCCTCCACCTGTGCCTGTTGCTGGCTGTACTGCAGTAATAACCGGGTGGCCTCATCATTACGGGTGGCAGGCGTTTTTTTCTTAATGGCTTTTTCGTAACGTTCATTTTCACGCTGTATCGCTGCGTCCCTGACCGCCTGATCGGCGTACTGCATGGCATTAATACGCGCAATTTCACGCTGATGTCGTGCTGCTTCCGTTTCGTTCATCCGGTTCAGCGCGGCATTTTCAGCATTCCGGCGTTTCTGCTGCTCCTGATAATTTCGCTCAGCCTGCTCTTTTGCATCCTGCAAATCCTGCTGGCGTTTTCGCTCTTGCAGCGCATCCAGTTGTTGCTGATCGTATTCCACCGTGGTGGACGCCTTAGTCCACGGAAATTTCTTCGCCCGCTGAATTTTTTCCTGCAGCGACGCAATCTGCGCATCAAGGGAATCTTCCCGACCAATGTTCATGGCCGCATCCCAGAACTGCTTCCACCAGTCAGACAAGGTTTGCAGCGTACTGCCCAGCGCATTGAGGTTATTATCAATATCCGACGTACGTTTACCGGTTTCCTCTGCCAGTGCAGACATGGCTATCCGGGCGGCGTCACTGGTGCGCCCCTGCTCTCCGAGCACACGGATCTGTTCAAGCTGGGTGGCTGTCAGAAAATGCAGTTCATCATCCAGCGCCTTCGCAGCACTGACCGGATCATCCTTCAGCCGTTTAAACTGACTGATGGTGTCACTGACAGACTGCCCTACCGAGCGTTCCATCTGTGCGGCAGCTTTCGCCACCATACCAATATCGTTACCGTGAAATGCACCGCTCCCCACTACCTGCGCCAGTGACCCCGCCATGGCATGTTGCGTGATGCCATTACCGGAAAGATTTTTACTGAGCGCCCGCAACTGCCCGGCTGTCACACCGGCATAGTGTCCGGTGAGCTCAAGCTGCCGGTTAAAGGCTTCGCCTTCTTCCTGCCCCTCCATCCAGGCTTTACCCAGACCAATAACCGCAGCAGTGATCCCTCCGATAACTCCCCCCACCGCCAGGCCTTTCGGCGTCATTAATTTATCAATCCAGCCGGCACGGTTAGCCAGGGTGATCCCGGAGCCACGAAGCGCACCGAAATTACCTCGCGCCAGCTCACCAATCATGACCCCCAGCTCCCGACGGGCTGCCGCACTTTTCAGTCCCAGCGAATGTGTGGTGTTTCCGGCTTTCTCCATTTTACGGATGTACACCTCCGCGGCACTGCTGCACCCAAGTTGTGCCGCCTTTGCCCGAAGCAGTTCCGTCGTGGTCATTTTCTGGCGACTTGTCTGTTCTTTCAGCTGACGAATAAATGCGGTTTTCTGGCGGGTGGCCGTTTCCTCTGCCTGTGTCAGAACGCGGGTTTTCGCTGTCACCTCAGAAATCAGGGCCAGATAATCCTGCTGAGCAATCCCGCCACTGTTTCTGGCCTGTCGGATCTGCTGCTGAATACGCTGTAACTCCTGCAGCCCCGCACTGGCCTGTTTTACGCTGTCGATCTGACGATAAAATGCGGCAGCCATCTTATCCTGCGCCGCAGCCAGCGCAGCCGCCTGAACCTGCTCCTCCCGCATCTGACGACTCAGGGCCTCCATCCGCAGGCGCGCCCTTTCCACATCTTCCGCCAGCGAAACATGCCCCTGCGCATGCTTCACCACGGCCTGAGTCTGTATCACCGTCGCGCTGGCAGCCTGTTTCTGACTTTCCTCAAACCGTTTCATACGGGCTTCGGCCCGCTCCGCCTCCCTTGCTGTACCATTCAGCAGATTTTTTACACGCGGAAGCTGCTCTTTAAAATCGGCGGTATCAATGCTTAAATCAATGACAAGGTCAGCAATCTGGTCCAAATCTCATTCCTCCCGATATACCTTCCCCCAGATGCATCAGCTCTTCATCCGTGCGTTCAGGGATCACCCTGTCATCCGTAACCAGACTGAAATCATCCGCCGGAATACGTTCACCGGACACCATCTGAACCATCAGCGACTTCAGTGTGGAAATCTGTGCATCCAGCCAGATATCCCCGAAACTCTGCTTCCGGAAGAAATCCCCCCATTCGCCCAGTTCTGACGCTGACATTTCTGATAACATCCGCCGCCAGTCTGCCCGCCGGAACTCACGGGCAAGCTGCATCACAAACTGCATCTCCCGCGTCAGGACTTTTCCGGTGTCAGGGGAACCTGTTCACCGTTCTGAACATCACCGGTGGAGACCGGCATACCACTCAGGGATAAAACCAGACTGCCCCCGTCGCCAAGCGCGTCATAAGACCAGGTGTTTTTTACATCCTCATTCAGCGCATCCACATCCTGTGACGGGTCCGTATTCCACATTGACCTGGAAACCAGCCAGGCATTGATATCCATCCCCATACGCAGAAATTCAATCTGACGATCCGCCACCGGCATGGCATCATCCAGGGCGTCAAACTCAGCTGTCCGTTTCTGGACAAACGCCAGATACTCCACCCGCTGAAGTCCGGATAATTCCGTCAGTACCACAGACTGATTACCGTAGTTAAATGTGTCCTGTTTCAGAAACATGTCCCCTCCGTAAACAAAAAACCCCGGCATACCGGGGTAAAAAACAGACTGCCAGGTTAATCACCATTAACGGTAATACCGGCCACAGCAACCTGCGCACCACCCGCAGTCATCCCCACAATCGAGGTGCTGCCCGCTTTCACACCTTTCACCGTGGCCACCATGCCACTCAGCGTAACCGTGGCGATATCAGGAGATGATGACGCCACACTCACCGTTTTATCAGATGCATCTTCCGGTACTGTGCTAAATGTCAGCGTCGTCGTTGCCCCCACTCTGACACTGGCGGAAACCGGCATTACTGTCAGCCCGGTCACCCCCACAATTTCAGTCCCCTCCTCAGCCAGATACGGACGCCCCACACCGCTGATTTTAACCGTACGGGTCATCACATCTTTTGACGTAATGGTTTTACCCAGCGAACTCAGCCAGCCGCGGAACACATCAACGGTACCGTTAGGGTATTTAATGCGGAATGCACGAACTTCACCGGAATCAAACAACTGAATCAGTTTTTTCTGTCCGCTGTCACCCGGACGCCAGGCCAGCGTCGCGGATGTATCACCAACAGATTTTTGCCCCTGAGTTGTCGTTTTCCAGTCAGCATTTTCATCATCGAGATAATCGTCATCTTCCGCATCTGCAGTCATTTCCCCCGGCTGCAGATCCTTCACCATCGCGAGGCGCAGCCAGTCCGTATCTGACAAAGGATTCGCAAATGCGTCGCCCTTGCCGGTATACATCCAGAACGTCGTCCCCGCCCCTTTCATTTTTTCAAGTGGATTCGGTGTCGTCATTTCCCACCCCTTAATTTGTATATGTGATTTGATACGTGATTTCCGCCATCGCCCATGTTGCCATATCGTTATCACGCTGATAGTTAAATCCCCGTGGGATCATGGTATCGATAAGGCCGTAAAGCGCCGGAATATCCTCCAGTGCCGGGTAAATAATGTTGTCCATCCACGTATCCAGATCAGAATCCGGTGCCTGTGCACGGATAAAGACGGCGACATGCAGAACTGCCAGCCAGTCATCCTCATCCGTCATTTTTCCGGTGTACTGTGCATCACTCAGCCACACCGCCACAGCAGGCAGCTCCTGCGCATCAATAAAGGCAGGAAGGCCGTCAAACAGGACGGTCTTCTCCCCGCACGTCGTTTTCAGGCGCGACAATACGGCCTGACGAATTTGTGTGTGTCGGTTCATAGGTTCAGATATGACCTCAGTTGTTGTTTCAGGGCATACCCCAGCTGTTTCGGCATCTCGTTATCAATGACGCTTTTACGGGCATCCTCAAATGCCTGTGTCAGCGGACCGGACAGCGGAATTTTCACCACATCAATGGGGTAACGATTTTTGCCGTCAATACGCCGCATCACATGCCAGCGACCGTTCGCCAGTTGCTGGACAAAGGCATTCCGGAAAAGATATTTTCCCACTTTCAGCACACTGCCACGGTAATGTAACCTGCCACCACGCCGGGTCATTCTGACCTGTGCAGCCCCCAGCTTAATGGCGGGCAGATTGCCCCGGTTAACGCGGATCCTGGCCGTCATTTTTCCTGACGGACTGGCTTTAAACACCCGGACACGCTGACGTACCAGTTTCAGGGGGATCCCCTTCACCTGGTTATCACCGGCTACGGTATCGCGGGCAACCTGTCGGGTAGCCTGAGAAATGGCTTTCTGTGCCACACGATTTATTGCCCAGGCGCTGGCCTGTGGCACCATACGGGTATCAAGGATGTCCAGATTACGGATGGCGTTTTCAAGACCTTTCATAATATCGCCCCGTACTGATATCACCCCGGGAACTGTCACACCGTTGCAGGCGGATATAACAGCATCCCCCGTCGTCCGGAGTAATGCGATCCACCCGAAAAAGATCCCCACCAACCTCCAGCGTATCCAGACGGCGCAGTCCCGTAATATCTGCTGTTTTCACAAACAAAGACGGTGAAGAATCTTCAAACCGTACTCCTCCGGCAACGAACGAAATTTTTTCAGGATCATCAAAAACACCCCTGAGTGTTTTTCCTTCAAGCTGACCGGACGTAATTACCGCCGTAATCCCCATATGACAAAGAATGACCTCGTCAGCCATGGCGACGGCGGCATCAAACGGATTATCGAAATCTGCCACCTTTCCCCCACATTCAACACATTTTCACGAGGCCACTTTCTACCATGCTGGCTGCCACCACGGCAGATACACGAAACACTTCTCCCGGACGTACAAATGCCACGGGGTTATCCCGTGTGGCGTGGAGTGCATTGACATGTAACATCACCACAGCTTTGACCATGACCATATCCACAGAATTTCGGTTCTCACTCTCCCCACGTTCGGATCGTGTTTCGTTTTTTTGTTGTGGTTCTTCATCATCCTTATACAGGCCGTCTGAACCATCACTTAATTCTTCTTCCCACTCCGCCAGACGTTGTTCAAGATCAGCTTTAGAGCCTGAAATATCGGCATCGCGCCCGAGTACTGCCGCCAGCTCCTGAAGACGCGCTGTTATTTCTTCTTTTGTCATCACATCTCTCCTGTGCGATAAAGAAAAAGGCGGGAATATCCCGCCTGACCTTATTTCACCTGAACTACCACAAACGCGTCCGGATCCGGCAACACCATCAACGGCGCAGACTGCGTCATGGTATATTCGCACCCCGGGTCCCCCACCTCTAACCAGTGTTTCGGATAACGAATTGCAGAGGTGATCCCTTCACTCAGCGCCTGGTTATCCTGGATTGCGCCATAACAACGGACACCCTCCACCTGAGTGTTTCCAAGAATCAGTGTGCCTTCCGGCAGATAACGCTGCTCATCCCCGTTTTCATCAACATACGTTGTTTTCGCCACCATGATGGCCAGATCACCGTAATAACCTTTAAAAGAAACCACGGAACCCAGATCTTTCAGCGCGGTTTCCAGTTCAGATTTTGAGCCACGGCGGGTATCCAGTTTTTCACGAAACAGCTTAAAACCGTTCAGCATACGCCAGACAGTACCGTCCATAATCGCAATATTGATGGTACCGGAAGCAAAATCGCAGTACGCATCCAGATCATGCGTCGGATCAAAGGTGTCAGCATTCTGTTTTGACCATTCGCGTCCCCCTGCCTGCGTAATGTTATTGGCGGCAGAACGACCAAAATCCACTTCCACCGTCTCAAACTGTTCACCGCTCATGGTGTACTTACCCTGCAGAACAGCGCTGACCGCCTGCATTTCTTCCACCTGCACAATCGCTTGCTCTTCCTGTTTCAGGTTGTCAGTCAGAATACGCAGGCGACGGTAGGCCGGGTCATTAAGACGGGCCGGATCTTCCCCCGGAAGACGCTCCACCGCCTGCTGATAATCCAGCCGGTGTTTTGGTTTAACATAGCCGGGGCGTAACACGCGGGTTTCACCACCACGACTGCGCAGTACCTTACCTGACACAACCGGAGACACATATGCCGCAACCGGTGTTTTTCCGGTGATTTTATCCAGCATCACTTCCTGAGTATGGAAAGTGACCGTACGACGAAAAAACAGCTCCAGAAACAGCGCACGGAATTTCACTTTCTGCTCGGTGTAGCCGAGCAACTGACGCGTGGTAAATAACCCCATAATTGACTTTCCTTTAAAAACACAAACGGGCCGCATCACGACCCGTTTTTTCAGTTAATCACTTCACCATCAGGCGTGGCTGATGGCACTTCCCACAAACGCGTTGGCTTTTTTCACCGCATCCACCGAATCCGGCCAGACCAGCGATTCGGTGGCAAACGTACCGCTTTTGTAGTACGTCAGTGTGGGCTCGGTCCCGGCCAGCGCCAGTACCAGCACCCCCACAGCCGTTCCGGCTTTCTGACCATCCCATGCCACCAGTTTTCCGCTGGCGTCATCCAGCATCAGTGGCGTCAGTGAAGGCGTGGCAACACTGATACCACTGGTACCTGTTGCGGTATATACCGGATCGCTTCCGGCAAAAATGCGCCCGTCCGCGCGCTTTTCTGTGGTGGTTTTAATCATTTTCTCAGTCTCCTGATTTATCTGAATCACGGATCCCCGCTTACGGCATACTCATCAGCAGTTCTTCTTCCCCGTTCCCGGCAGTTCCGCCACCGGAAACGGCACTGGCGGCATGCTGTGCCATGAAGCGCTCAAAAAGTGTTACCTGTGACGGTTGCGATACTGATGGCGCAGCTGCCAGCAGCGTTTTCGCCTGCTCCACTGTCATTCCAGGTTGTTCAGCCAGCGCCTGTGCCAGTTTTTCGCGTCCTTTTGCTTCCGGCAACGCAATAATTTGATCGCCGGTACTTGCCGTACCGGTTGCCGGTGCCGCTACCAGTAGCATTTTCGCCTGTTCCACCGTCATTCCCGGCTGTTCAGCCAGCGCCTGTGCGAGTTGTTCACGCCCTTTTGCTTCCGGAAGTGCCATAATCTGCTCGCCGGTACTTGCCGCACCGGAAACCGGTGCCGCTGCCAGTAACGTTTTCGCCTGCTCCACCGTCATTCCCGGCTGTTCAGCCAGCGTCCGTGCCAGTTGTTCACGCCCTTTTGCTTCCAGAAGTGCCATAATCTGATCGCCTGTGCTGTCAGTACCGGCAACCGGTGCTGCCGCCAGTAATGTTTTTGCCTGCTCAACTGACATTCCCTGCTGACCTGCCAGCATCTGCGCCAGTTTTTCGCGTCCTTTCGCCTCCTGACAATTCAGGATCCCCATCACGCGCTGATTTTCCTGGGACACCGCTTCAGCAACGGTGAGATTTTTTGTTGTCATCGTATTCTCCTGTGTAACAGAGTCGTTCAGAGCAGAAACCATTACATCAACGGCATCTGCAGCATTAATCAGTTGATCAGCCAGGCCTATATCAATGCCTGCCTGACCGTCATAAACGGCAGCCTCGGTATTCATCACCGCCTCTGAACTCAGCCCCGTATAAAGCGCCACCTTGTCGACAAACATCCGGCGGGCCTCATCAATACGGCGCTGAAAATCCGCACGCACACCTGTCGGCAACGCCTGAATACTGTTGCCGTCAACCTTGTGCTGCCCGGAGTAAATCAGCGTGATATCCACGCCTTCCTGTGCCAGTTGTTTCTCGTAACTGGTGTGCGCCATCATCACACCAATCGAACCAATTTTTGCCGTCTGCGTGACCAGCCGACGCGTACAGGCCGCCGCCAGCAACATGGCGGCTGAACAGGCCATGTCATTACACAGCGCCCACACGGGCTTCTGTTCCCGCAGACGGTAAATCATGTCAGCACAGTCAAACGCCCCGGCAGCCTGACCACCCGGACTGTCGATATCCAGTAAAATGCCGCGTACATCCGGGTCGTTCACCGCTGACTTAAGACGGGCAGTCAGACCGTCATAACCGGTCATACCGGAATATGGCCGCAGGGTACCCATTTTATGTACCAACGTGCCGCTCACCGGCAGAATGGCAATACCATTTTTCACCTGGTAACTCTTTACCGGACGCGGACCACCAGTCATATAATCGGTAACCGCCAGCTGCATACCATCGGCATCAAGCTGAACGGCCTGCTGCGGAACGGCAAGGCTGCCCGCCCCCATCTCCTTACCCAGTGCGCAAAAGAAAACCCGCGCATAGGCGGGTTCCAGTAAAAGCGGCTCATTAAATGCCATCGCGGCAATATGTGATAAATTACAGCGCATCGCCTTTTTCTCCCGTTGTCTGTCGGATCTGCTGTTGAAACGCGTCCTTTATCCAGACCGGACGCGGAAGACCGGCAGCCTGTCGCTCCTGAGTTTCCCGTAGCTGCTGGCGGAAAATCTCCTGATAGTCATCCCCCATCAGGGCCAGCTCTTTCTCGTATGTACTCAGGCCGCCTTCAATGCGCATCACCGCTTCCTGCACTTCCTTAAGGCCATCAATCGCCATACGACCGGCACCAATCCACTCGGCACGGCACCACCCGGAACGGGCCTCCCAGAATGAGAAACGGGATTTCGGCGGACGGATCACACCACGAATAAGGGCTTCCTCCAGCCAGCAGGCAAACATCTGTGACGCCAGGCGACTGGCCACAAATTTTCGTTTTCCCATAAAATACCGCCACGACTCATTGGCGGATGCCCTGGCACTGGAATAACTGACCTGTGAATAATCCCGGGAAAGCTGCTCATACGACACACCCAGTCCGGCAGCAATGTAACGTAACAGCGCCTTTTCCAGTTCAGAAAAACCATTATCCGCATTCTGAGCTGTCTGCAGATTCAGTGAATCTCCCGGGTAAAGATGCGGAATACGGACCCCGCCCAGTTTTACCGTATTGGTGGCGTAATAACGCGCGTAGCCTTTCATGATGGTGTTCAGGGGATTTTTACCTCCATCTCCCACCCCGGCGATATATTCAAACGCTTTTTCCGAATCCAGTGTGGATTCAATCGTGGCGGCATACATGGCGCGAACCACCGCCGACTGCAGTTGCGTGGCCTGCAGTGTGTCGAGCATCTTGAGACGCTCCATTACAGAATAAAACTGGTTGGCCCCGCGGGTCTGCCCGTCTTCCTGTGGCTGAAACACATGGATCATTCCCGGTCGTCCGGAAGGCAGTGTTGCCGTAATTCGTGTCCATTTACTGACACCGTAGCCGGGCCAGTCATCATCCTGAACATGGTAGGCCAGCGCTTTTCCGTGTCGGTTTATTTCCACCCCGGCACGCATAAAACGATCGCCGGTACCATAACCGGGTGTACTGACACGCTTCGGGCTGATGGTTTTGAATTTCGTCCGGAATAATGACGTGGATTCCGCATCCCATACGGGCTGGACAAAAATTTCACCGTTAAACGTATGGACCCCCACCCCTTCACGAATGAATTCGGTAAACGAACGACGCCCTTCCACATCCATCGTACCAAACACCGGATCGCAGTATTCCATCCACGCCGCCTCAACATCTTCAATAAAAGCATGTGAATCTGCTTCCGACATCCCCAGCCAGCGCCAGTTGGGACGGTAACTCAGACGAAACATGTGCCCGACAATATGATCCTTATGAATTTCCACTGCATTCGATGCAATACCGTTGTTACGGACCAGCTCATCCGCGCGGGCGTTACCCAGATGAATGGAAGGTAAGAGCGCCACGTCGGCACTTTCCGGTGCAGGCAGCCATTCTGCCATTTGCCCACCGAACCCGGAACCACCACCAGAATATCCCATGCTTTGCCGTAAAGGCTGCCCATGAATATCCACCAGTTCCCCGTTCACAGCCCCACTCCTGCCGGGCCACGACGCCGTCCGGATACACCCAGCGCACTTTCCAGCTCTTCAATATACTGACGCAGTTCACCAATTGTCGCCCGCGAATACTGAACCTGACGCCCGTCCTTGCTGACGGAAACCACAGCACGTCCGATCATCAGTTCATGTAACGCCCGGCGGGCATCGCATAGCATTTCATGCGTATAAATCATCACTTATCCTCCACTCAGAGCAGCCGCGATTTCTTCAATAGTCATTTCATCGTCGTCCTGTTCATCTCTTCTGGCGCGGGCCAGTGCATCCAGATCCAGTTGCCACCGCTGAACGGAAATGCGCAGCGCTGCATAGGCATACACCAGACAGTCCAGAGCTTCATTACGCCGTTTTCTGGCATCCCACTGGAGTTTCACCCGCCCGTTCACAACTTTTTCAACCAGCTCTTCTGCCACGAGTTGTTTAGCTTCAACATCAGAAAAAATGTCCGGGTTATCCGGAAAACGGAAGGTATACGGTGCGACTTCACTGGCAGATACCACCGGCAGGGCAAAACGCGCATACAGCATTTCCTTGACGGTATCGGAACCCACCTCACACAAAAACACCCCACGCTGGTTTCGCTTTTTTGGCATGGTGATCACCGGCTTGCCGTACACCGACGCCCCTTTGATGGGGAGCACAAAAAAAGTGCCGTGTTTTCTGGATCGCTGATACACAATGTCCTGGTCAATACCACCGGTATCCCAGCAGACGCGGGAAATGGAAATTTCAGTGCCATCTGCATGACGGTATTTTTTCCGGATCACGGCATCAACGCGTTTAAGGGTGTCCTCATCTTCCGGTCTCCCCATGATGATCTGCTTGTCAATCAGAAAAGCTTCTTCGCCAGGAGCCCAGCCCCAGACATAAATCTCATAACGGTTTTTCTGAGAGTCGATCCCTGCGGTCAGGTAAACCACCCGCAGGGGAACCTGCGCATCATAGTGGCAGACTTTTTCCAGCAATAACTCAAAGCTCAGTTTTTCTGCCACAGCCTCTTCATAAGGCTCCCCCAGCGTGGTGTTAATGAACGTCTTGACGCCATTCGGATCCTTCAGTGCATCAAGCCAGTCATAAACAATCTGTACCCAGGTGGTGAACGGGCTGTATGCCGTCCAGATGTGGTACGAGATTGAGCGCGGTGGCGGGATTTCCTCATCACCGGCGCTGTAAAATGTCAGACCGTCACGCGTCCACATCCCGGTATTGTCACAAATCCACCGCCCGTCGGTCTGGTCAAGTTCCGACTGACGGATCGCGCAGCCATTATGTTCACACAGGTAATACACCGTCTCCGGCTTGCCCTTCTCCCATTTCAGGCCAAAGGTTGTCGCATCATCGCCAAACTTCAGATACTGGGCTTCACCACAATGAGGGCATGGCACATAAAACCGCATAAAATGTGCAGATTCGTTCGCGGCTTTTTCAATCTGGCAAAAACCTTTAATTTTGGGCGTTGAGCCGCGTATGGATTTAGGCCATACCGAACCTTCGATACGCTTATCGCCAAGCAGAGTTGGTGAACCTTCTTTTTCCACATCCGGTTCAAACGAGGAGAGTTCGTCATAGCAGACCACATCCACAGATTTTTCACGGTAGTTTTTGGCAGCAGCTCCGCCCAGACACCAGAATCCCACACCGGAGGAGAAACGTTTCAGGGTAAGCGTGTTGTCCCGATGTTTTCTGCCAAACCACGGAGCCAGCTCCAGTAATACAGGAACGTCTCTTATCGTTGGTTCGACATGGGATTTCATAAAATCTTCTGCCGCAGAATCTGTCGGCTGAAAAAGCAGGCTGTTACGGGATTTGTGTTCAATAAAATAAGCCTCCACCCCCAACAGCATTTTGGTGTAACCAACACGCGCCGATTTAATCAGATTAACGGTGCGGATCCGGTCATTCCCCATGCTGTTCATGATGGCAACCTGAAACGGCAGTGTTTCCCATTGCCCGGGAGTATATGAAGACTCTTTTGGCAGATAATAATGCTGATCAGCCCACTGAACTGTCGTCAGTGGTACCGGAATATTGAGAGATACAAGCCCTGTTGCTATCGCACCGGCTGCATTAGCTGCCTTCTGTGCGTCTGAAATCATCAATCCACCCGCCTACGTTCTCACCAGCTTTAGCTGCAACGTTGGAGGCTTTTGCGATTTCAGTTTTCACCACATCAAGGTGTGACGGTGAAATATCCGGATATTTACGCTGTAATGTCAGCGGCACACGTACAAGTATCCCCGAAATCTCCTGTGCCACACGTTGCAGAATGAAGGTAAACAATTCCGTTTCCAGTACCAGCCCTTCTTCGCGGGCATTTTTCAGTTCCTGTGCATCAGCCTGTGCTTTTGTGAGTCGGTAGCGCTCATAGTCAATGGTGCCGGGTTGTAAATCTGATTCCGCAGCCGCACGCAAATCCTCGGTCTCTTTGCGGAGTTTTTCGTTTTCAATATCGGCTTCGCGCTGCGCATACCACTGAATTGCCATGGCGGTATCAAATACAGATTCAACCCCCTTACTACCACCAGAGACACAAGAGAGCCCCTGAGACTGCCAGCGTTCAATCGTTCGTGGATCCACGTTGAAAATTTCCGCGAGCTTCTTTTTATTAACCTTCATAAAACATTTCCATATCAAATGCAGGGTCCGACATGGAAGTGCTCAAAAACGTCTTTTTCGGGCACTTTCATGTCGGACCTTTTACGGATGTGATTGATGAAAAAACAATGAGTTATACACGAGAAGTACCGACACGCTTTTTCCCGAAAAATTTTCATAAATAGCGAAAATCCGCGCCGCTGCCGCCCCGTGGCAGGCCACCCCACCGGAAGGACCCGCACAAATGAGAGCGTTTATCATTAACATTTACAGATAAGATGACGTACATCATTGAAACGCCATTCAGCCATATACCGGCAGCATTCGTAGTTGCACTCCGTAACTCTGCGACTAAGGTTAAAAACATGGCCCTCTTTTGCCACCGGCAAATCTTCAATGGATTTCCCCTGCCGGTTTTTTATTTTCGTCGATGCATAACATTGCATTTACATCAATAGCGGCTATTGTCATTAGTATGTTGCATCAATGCATGGGTGGTATTGGCGGTCTTCGCCGGCCGGTTCTGTGTAGCTGCTCCCTGTGACCGGTTTTTTATTTCTCACATTACAGCAGCCCCTTAGAGTGAAGGGCTGCTGTAATGCCTGTTACTCACGAATCAAACGAGCATGCTGACCACTCATTTCAATGCGTAAGTATTGTGGCTTGCCGTCAATCAACGCGGTGGTTAACTTGTCACCTGTAGGTTTCCACATAATTTTCTCCTGTTTTAATGCCCCTTGCCGCCAGGCAGTTGATCAAAGTTCATCTTGATTCGGCAAGATTTAGAATGAATAAGATAAAATTGGCACACGCAGCAGAATTTCATGCTTTCCGGACGCCGGCGCATCCTTCATTTTTCAGCAAAATATTCTGCCATTTCAGTCGTTCAGTTATGCATACACTGTCGGACACCATTGACAATTTCACAGACCTGAGAGGCAGCATCCAAAAGCTGACGCGCCCTATCCAGGCTGACGCATCCCGACAATAAAAAAGGCACCAGTATCGCTACCAGTGCCCATTTCGCCGCCGTTCGCGGCATTCTGTGTGTCCAGTGTTTTCGCGTCATATCACCACTCACGATTTCAGAGCAACAATCAACTTTGCCATCCCATACAGCATCGGAGACACGGCGATGCCAACCGCCACCCACTTAATGGCAAAAGCCACCGCCCGGATAAGGCAGAGATTCGCCGGATTTTCTGTCTTATCTACAAACATATGCTATCGCTGCAACCGCGAAACCAATTGCCCCGATCATTGCCGATAATGCAAGAATAATTCCGGCAATATTTGCTGCTTTAGGTGTCATACTGCCCCCTATACTCAGAAAGGTTTTATTGTTATCCTTTACTTGCATGAATTATCTCCATGTCTGATATGCGTTTCTGATTTTGCCAAAATACAACCCCGGACTGTTCCAGCAGCCGGGGTTTTGTTTTTTGCCACCTGGCACTATTGCCCGAGCCTGCACCCATCGTAGCCCCAGAAAAGAGCCTGCATGAGTTGAGGGTGTTCAGCACTTCAGTGTCAGTTTTTAAACCACCACGCGCTCTTTCATCCAGCCATAGACAAACGACTCATTGGCCTCGCGTTTCTCTGCCAGCTCCAGATAACGCTCGCCCTGCGTACAGTTCAGGGCTTTCACCAGTACCAGTTCACCATCCCTGCTGCGATTTTTCAGATATGCCCGTAATGCATTAAGAGTACGCGGCCCGATGCGTCCATCAGCATCCATATCCGGATAGAGTTTCCCGCGCAGGTTGAAAACGTTCAGCCAGCGCTGAAGCATTCTGGACGCCACAGTTGGCCCCATGTTCACGCCCGTATCGCACAACTCTGCGGCAATATCAGGAGACAGGTCCTCAACCTGGTCGAATCGTGGTCCGTACCAGTAGTCCGCCTCGAGTATTTCCAGCGCCTGCCCACGCGTCAGGTCACGCATATCGCCCTGATAACCGTGTGCACGGGCAACTTTTTCAGTGATGCCCCATTTAGTCGGACCACCTTTATCATCCGGGTGATTGACGTAACCGCCCTCTTTTCCCAGAATTTCGTCAAAAATTTCATCTTTCGACTTCATATCAGCGCCTTCGTAATACAAGGATTTTTGATACGTTCCCGCGTGCTCGTATCACCAGCACGCAGAACACCAGGTTAATCAGGACGACCAGCCAGTTACCGGGTGGAAAGCGACCACACAGATAACAAAGCGGCGCAAAGGCATAAAGCAGCATCAGCAGCCAGGCCAGCCACGACATCAGCGGTTTATGTCTCGACTCACCACGACGATAAAAAAAGAGCGTCAGCACGATAACCGTGCTTAACACCACATTCAGTAATCCGGGAAGGTTACTTAACATTACCGCCTCCCCCCCGCAGACGGGAGAACAGCCCGGATACCAGCGATGCGATATCCTGCTGGTGGATGAATGAGAGAATCTTCACCGACACCACCGATACCAGTACCGCGCAAAGCGCGTCGAGAGATGTGCTGTGGAGATTCAGTTTTTCAACCAGGTAAGACGCCATCACATCCGCCCCCAGCACGCCAACAATGAACGACACCAGAAAATGCGCTGCCACACGCCAGACAGAAATCTGCTGTGGTATCGTGGCCACAAACAGCGCCCCTGCGAATGCACCAAACACAATCCCGAAATCCGTTCCGGTAAACAGCCCGAATACCGTCGCCCCACCGAGCGCCGCAGCCGTGCCGGAACCGGATAAGGGTTCAGACATACTTTTTCTCCTGTCAATAAAAAGGGCCACCAGCGGCCCGTAAAAAACACCCTGTCAAAGGTACCCGCAGATGCCTTTTGTTTGGTGTTATTCATATTTGTGCAGTAAAGGCCAGAGAACGACCATCACCATCGCCACCAGCACGCCATCAGCCAGCACCGACATCAGCCGTCCGGTAAAATCCACTGCCACTACCAGAAACAGCAGGATGGCAGCCAGCACAAGGCGCGCACTTTTCACAGGTACTGCTCCAGCGGCAACTGCAGCGCCTGCGCAATTTTCTTGAGCTGTGCTTCTTCATCCGGACCAATGCCATCCTGGTCTGCAATATCCAGACACAGGCACAGCACATCAACCGCTTCGGCGGTTCCTGCCACATCAGCCAGTTCTCGCAAAGCCTGAGCATTCGCACTACGAGGCGATGCTTCATAACGGGCGCGGATATTCGCGCTCATCTGGGCAATCTCACCGGAGAACGGCGCAAAGGCAGGAAGTGTTGCAATGGTTTTCTCCAGTACCGCAATTTCTTTCGCGTCACAGGTGTCGTCAGCGTATGCAATGGAATACGCGCCCCAGACGGTCGCCTCCACCGCGTCGCGGTTCTCCATTTTCTTCACTTCAGTAATAGCCTTACGGGTTTTCTTTTTGAAAATACCAAACATCGTGACTTTTCCTTTTAGTGGGTGAGCCTCGCCCCGGGATGAGCAGCCCACAGAGAAAGTCACACTGACCATCCCGTAAGCTCCCCCCCCTGAAAGGCTCTGTGGTTTTTTGATGTGCGCCGGGCGTGGCGCAGATATGAAAAAGGCCACGCACGTGCGCAGCCTGATAATTTTCTGAATCAGCGGAGTGTCAGCTGGTTTACCCTTTCACTTCTGAAAGGGATTTTTTGCCAAACGTCACTTCATTCATTGACATAAGTATGCTGTCTTTAATGTATTCGCACACTTCATTAATTTTTGCGTTGGTATCCACATGCGAAAATGTCCTGGCCTGATAACCATCAACCGAAATCGTCATGTTGTCGCCATCAAGTAACAGAATACTCACTGTAATATTCACACTTACAGACTGGCGGGGATCATCATCAACAACCGTATATAAATTAAAAGTAACCCCATCCTGAAAATCTACCTGCAAATCCTCCGGTTTCTCACAACAACTATCATGAGAAAGATAAACATAGGGATGGGAGTTACCGTCAATATCCAGCCATCGTGGTTTCGGCAATGCCAGTGAGTCTTCATAGGTCTTGACCAGCCTTTTTGCCATATCCCGCAGTCGCTGGATGTACTCCTGTCTGGCCTCCTGAATTTCAGCCTGCTTTTCCCGAATGTCTGCATATGTGATCACAGTCTCAATTCTCCTGTATACAGAAAAATAAACCATAATAATAGCCAACCGGGAAAAGATGAAAAATGCCATAACAGAACAGGCATTGCGCACGGATAAAAAAATGCCCGTCATGAGACGGGCCCAAAGCATTCATCGTATAAGAATTAGACAGCGTTTAATTGTATGGTTACTACCAGAATGATTCGTCAGCCTGCAACGTAATTCTGACGAATCACAGACCCCGAAACAGGCAGCGACTCATTCTGATAAAAACCATCCGATGATACACAACGTTAACAATGTAAAAAACAGCACCGAAACTGTAATCAGTCAGATATTACAGAATGAAGAACGACAAAGGCGCTTGCAAAACCTGTTCTCCGCGAAACTCGCCAGTGCTGAAACGATATGCCTCATTTGTTTACCAGTGCGGGTAGCAGAAATTACCCTCACACATAAAATGCTGACTTCCGGAATCACACTGCTGACCGGTTATTACTGAATCAACAAACTGATCACCAGGAAGTCAGCACTGACCTTTCCGGTGGTATTAACACCCTGTGAACACAAAACGACCACCTTTAGGTCGTCACAAATACTAACAATGATTGTGTGGGCATCAAAAATATATTTGGTGTTCAGTTTTAAATATGTGTATACATCTGTATCAGAAATATACAACTTATATCATCACTGAATTAAAAATCTTTCGTTATTTCTCTGACCGTCTGATTAAAACGTTCCTCTTCCAGTTCCACGCCAATCGCCCTGCATCCCAGCGACAGTGCCGCTTTTATTGTCGACCCCGACCCCATAAAAAAATCTGCGACCAAATCGCCTGGACGGCTGCTGGCAGTAATTATCTGACGCAACATATCCGCCGGTTTTTCACAGGGATGCTTACCCGGATAAAACTGCACGGGCTTGTGCGTCCAGACATCCGTATAAGGAACGACAGCCGATACGGAAAAATAACGCCGCAGTGATTTGTATTCCTCCAGCAGGCTGGCATATTGCCGGTTCAGTTCGCTGTATGTGCTGACCAGCTGGTGGTGTGGCTGCTCCAGTTCACCGCGCTGGTGTTTTTCTGCCACCACACGTGCAAACAGCGCCTGCAGTTTACTGTAATCGGCCTCATTCGGTAACTGCCACTGACTGGTACCAAACCAGTGCGAAGCCATGTTTTTCTTTCCGGTGGCTTCTGCTATCTGTTTTGACGTTATCCCCAGTGATTCGCGCGCATCACGAAAGTAAGAAATCAGCGGGGCCATGACATGCTGCTTAAGCTCGCGCCCCTTTGCTGCATAACCGTCACTTTTGGGCTGGTATGGCCCCTGATAATGTTCGGCAAACAGAATGCGCTCTGTTGCCGGGAAATACGCCCGCAGGCTTTCCTTGTTGCACCCATTCCAGCGTCCGGACGGCTTCGCCCAGATAATGTGGTTCAGCACATTAAAGCGTTCACGCATCATGATTTCGATATCAGATGCCAGGCGATGACCACAGAACAGGTAGAGACTTCCGGCAGGTTTCAGTACCCGCCAGAACTGCGCCAGACACTGAGCCAGCCATTTCAGGTAATCATCGTCCCCCTTCCACTGGTTATCCCAGCCCTCGGGCTTCACTTTAAAGTATGGCGGGTCTGTGACTATCAGATCGACAGAGTTTTCCGGTAAGGTCCGGATAAATTCCAGGCAATCAGCGTTGATTAACTCACAACTGGATATTTTTACAGTATTAGCCATAGATCAATAAGCTCTTCTCTGATAGGCTCATACCGCTTTTGCGCAAAGCAGATGGGCCTGAGGTTTGCTTGTGATCCCAACGCATGAGCAGATGGCTGGCAGGTGCCGCTAACACCCACCAGCCGCCCATTACCACAAATTAAAAAGCCTTCACTGAGGAAGGCGTCTGTAACAACCGAACTGATAATCTGCCAGACCCGCCATAACAAGCTGGGTCAGTATTAACTGGCAGCGTTCGCGTGAAAGGTAAGTATTCTGCGCAATTTCCCCGACGGTCGCCGGTTCGGTGACGCTTAATTCATTAAACACCACTCTGGCGGTTTCGGTCATATCCTGCTGTTTTAGCATGTCTTTTTCCCTTTTCCGGTTAACGTGACATACCAATAACTCTTGTCGAAAAAGCCAGCAAGCTGAAAGACCGGTATTCGTAACCACCAGCACGTTTAACGTCCTGTGCCGTTTTTCGGGTACAAAAAACAGCCCGACGGCGGTTTTAAGGAAGGAGTCGAAGCAACCACTCTTAACATCATAATTGAATTTTTACGTACGTAAACCACAAATACGCCACTCAAATGTTAATGCTCTATAACAAAACCAAACATGCGAATAACACATATTACACCAAATACATCATTGTTATTTTTCAATGAAAAATGAGTAAATAATGTATTTCATTAATTAAATTCCGCATTACACAAAAATATCGACAAATTACACCAACGCGCATAAATGAGATCTTGATCATATTATCAATCACTAAATTAAACTTGCCTCTTGAAATAACCACATTGATTAGATGAATATTTATCGCGCAGTGACATCATTTTTTAAAATAGTTCAAAAAAAGGGTTCGTGATGAAAAAATTAACGGTGGCAATTTCTGCTGTGGCTGCATCAGTATCAGTACTGATGGCGATGTCTGCTCAGGCAGCAGAGATTTATAATAAAGACAGCAACAAGTTGGATCTGTACGGAAAAGTTAATGCTAAGCACTACTTCTCCTCTAACGATGCAAATGATGGCGACACAACTTATGCTCGTCTGGGTTTCAAAGGCGAAACTCAGATCAACGATCAACTGACTGGTTTCGGTCAGTGGGAATATGAATTCAAAGGAAACCGTACTGAAGAACAGGGAGCAGCCAAAGATAAAACCCGTCTTGCATTTGCAGGGCTTAAATTCGGTGACTACGGCTCCGTCGATTACGGTCGTAACTACGGTGTAGCATACGATATCGGTGCATGGACTGACGTTCTGCCAGAATTCGGTGGAGATACTTGGACCCAAACAGATGTATTCATGACTGGTCGCACCACTGGTGTTGCAACTTATCGTAACAACGACTTCTTTGGTCTGGTTGATGGTCTGAATTTTGCTGCACAGTACCAGGGTAAGAATAATCATGATCGTAGTAGCTTAGATAACTACACCAAAGGCAATGGCGATGGTTTTGGTTTCTCTGCGACCTATGAATACGAAGGTTTCGGCATTGGTGCAACGTATGCGAAATCTGATCGTACCGACACTCAAGTCAAATTGGGTAAACTTCTCCCAGGAGTATTTGCTTCCGGCGAAAATGCAGAAGTCTGGGCTGCAGGTCTGAAATACGACGCAAACAACGTTTATCTGGCAACAACCTATTCAGAAACCCAGAATATGACTAAATTCGCAGATTACTTTGTGGCTAATAAAGCACAAAACTTCGAAGCTGTTGCACAATATCAGTTCGATTTCGGTCTGCGTCCGTCTGTTGCTTATCTGCAATCAAAAGGTAAAGATCTTGGCATTTTTGGTGACCAAGATTTAGTCAAATATGTTGATGTTGGCGCAACTTATTATTTCAACAAAAATATGTCTACATTCGTTGATTACAAAATCAACCTGCTTGACAAAAATGACTTTACTAAAGCTCTTGGTGTAAACACTGACGATATCGTTGCTGTAGGTATGGTATACCAGTTCTAATCTGGTTAATAAAGGATATGCTGAGAAGGTTTTATCTTCTCAGCATATAAGTGGCTCCCTCAAGCCACTTCTTTAAGAAGCATTAGAGCCCTGCTTCTTACTATCTAAACTTTCTGTTATATATTACCCTTTATCTTGGGGGTGTTTTTACGCCCCATTTTTTATTAAAAAATAATCGTATTAATTAAGCTTAGTAACATCAATATCCATCTCTAAGCAAATGTCTAATGCCATTAACATACCTTCGATTATTCCCTCTGCTTTCTGTAACCTTTTCCCGATATACCCATCAGAGCAATTATGCTTCCGCGCCAGCATCATAAACGTCATCCCACCAACATAATAATCCACCAGCAAATCATGTAAGCCATTGTTGCTCTTTTTCAGACAGGCCATACATCCACAAATGATCATCGCGTCATCGTCACAGCATTGCGGACGAGATCTTACTTTTGAAGGAATTAATCCCTTAAAACCGGCGGCAACGGACGACCAGGTCACATCTTCATGATTATTAGCCGCCCACGCTCCCCAACGCTCAAGAACCATCTGAATATCACGCATCAGCGCAGTACCTCCTGCACCAGTTTTTCAAACTTTCCAACTTTGGTTTCCAGCTCTGCCACACAATCCACCAGCTCATCCACTGCTTTTTGTGCGCGGTGTTTCGCCTGCATCAGTTCCCTGAGCGCTGGCACCATATCCTTACGAATGGCATCTTTTGTTACGCCTGTCTTTTCCAGTTGTTCCGCCTGTCGTAACATTTCCTGTGCCTGTTTACGTAATTGTTCAGGCGTAAAAGTCATGGTCTGGTTGTTCAAAAGAAACGCTCCATCTTACTGCTGTCGGTTCGCTTATTGCTGTATCTGCGCGGCTGGGGCTGCTGCATTGGGGTGGAAAGAATCTGTGCGCTTTCCTGGTCTACGGGCAGAAAATGTCCGTTATAAAAACGCCGGTAAATCGTCCCCAGAGAACCGTTACGTTGTTTCGTGATATTGATTTCTGCAATGCCTCTGGCCTGCGTATCCGGGTTGTACACTTCATCCCTGTAAAGCATCAGAATGATGTCTGCATCCGCCTCTATTTCTCCGGAATTTTTCAGGTCTGAGTTCATAGGGCGTTTATTGGGCCTGGACTCCACACCACGGGAAAGCTGGCTCAGCGCAATCAACGGAAAACCACCGGATTTTGCCAGGCCTTTAAGCCCCTTTGAGATTTCACCCACGGCAAGGTCATGACGCCCCGTGGTTCGGGTTTTTATCAGCCCGAGATAATCAACCACCACCAGCGCCGTTTCCGGATGTTTAATCAGGTGATGTTTCGTTGTTGCGCATATCTCATCAATGGTCAGGTTCGCCTGGTCCACCATCCAGATATTGCGCCCGGTCATCCGCCCCACTCCTTGTGAGAAACGTGCCCAATCTTCGTCTTCAAAGTGAGTGACAGATTTCAGGCGTGATACCGGCATTCCTCCAGCCGCAGATACCATGCGTTCACCAATCTGGATGTTCGCCATTTCCATTGTGAACAGAAGAACACCATGCCCCTGCTCAGTCACCTTGTCGATGATATCCAGCGCCAGTTCGGTTTTGCCCATTGACGGACGAGCCGCAATAAATACCAGGTCGCCGGGAACCATGCCACCTGTTTTTGCGTCCAGTTCATCAATACCGGTCATCAACGTCCTGGATTTCTCCAGTCCCTGATTCCGGCATTCAACACGCTCAACCACTTCCGGAAGCACATCATCAATATGTACCGGCTGAATAGCGCCCTTTTCCGTCGACAATGAGGCCATCATGTTCTGCGCATCCTTCAGAGCATCTTCAGCCGCTTCACAGGTATGCGCATCACGTAATTTCTGCAGCGCCTCATTCAGCGTTTTTTCTGCATCGCGCAATGCGGCATTGCGCCGCAACGCTGCAACATAGTGCTCCAGTGAAGACTTCACCCAGGTTTTGCGCCCGGTATCAGTAATCACCGGGGCAAGTTCCGGCATCTCATTACACAACAGCACAGGGTCAATCACGCCTGAAACACGGGCCTGTCTGCAGATGCCTGTGTAGATATCCCGATACGCTCGTACAGAAAAAACGTCCGCAGGTAGTGTGGCCAGAATATCCATCACTTCAGGATCTGCCCCACGCAGAAAGAACGCGCCAATGACAGCGCCTTCCAGGTCATCGTTACGCCAGACTGGTGTTGTCATGCAGCCACACCTCTGATACGAGAACGGTAGCTGGGCCAGTTAAACGACAACCAGTTGCGCCCCCCGTCTGTGATCCTGTCGGCAATGCGGGGGCTGATGAACGCCCACAACTCTTCCGGTGAAAGGTTGCTGATCAGGATGGTGGGCAGGATGCTTTCGTACCGGGCATTGATAATTTCCTGCAAAATAGCCATTTCAGCCGCGCTGCCAAACTGAACGCCGACTTCGTCGATGATCAGCAAATCCAATGACGCATAATGCTCAATAACTTCATCCGCTGTTTTTTCGCTGTCATTCCGCCAGCAGTTTTTCACAGCACGGGTAAGGCGCATCACATCAGTAATCTCCACACTGGCCAGATGGTTACGGATGATGTGTTTTGCCATAGCCACAGCCAGATGATTTTTTCCGGTACCACAACTGCCTGTCAGAACAAGACTGGTACCGTTAGCCAGAACATCCTCCCAGCTCTCTGCATAGCGGCGGCAGGCAGCAAGATTTCTGGCTGCATCAGAGTTAATCTCCTGATAGTTTTCAAACTCACAGTCGCGAAACCTACAGGCAACACCAGCATTCTCAATCAGCACATCAGCTTTCATTGCAACCAGAGTCCGATGTGTCACATCCATTTCATCCACCAGACACTCCGGACAGCGGGAAATTTTTGAGACAGCGCCCCCCTGCCGATCATCCCACACCAGTATATGCGTACGATATTTACCGTGTTTTTCGCAGCATCCAACCCCTTCAGATTCCCGGCAGGCGCGGTAAGGCCATGGCTTTTCGCCATTCTGAGCAAATGCAATCTCTGCCCGTAACTCATCCATTCGCGCCTGTAGTCTTGTTTGTTTCTCACGTTGGTTAATCGTCATCATCGCTGTCACCTCAGAATGTCAGTTTGTCACTGGATTTACCGAATTTGTCAGACATGGCTCCCAGGCCAGCCAGGACATCGACCTGTCGCTGTCGCCCACCTCCGGGAGCGGCTGGCTGTTGCCAGTAATCTTCGAAGTGACGATCGGGTCCAAAGAACGTCGCAGCCTGCTTCACGAACTGTGTGCCGGTATTTCCTGTAGCACGTACCCAGGCGGCATACCGCTTCACACCATCAAGCATGGTCTCCGGTTTTATTCCCTCCCTGATACGGGCTTTCCAGGCTTTGAAGGCTGCTGACTTGGAATTACCACCAGCACGTTTGGGATATTCCTGCCAGGCCTGTTCAAATTCCGGTGAATATTCCTGTCGGGCAGAACGCGCTGGTGCAGACGCGTCAGCGGATGCTCCAATAGTGTTTTTAGTCTCCGTTGTAATCTCTGTAGTAATCTCTGTATTTGTATCAACATTCGGCGTATCCCCTGTTCCGTTATGACGTTGGGGGGTGTTCCGTTTTAACGTAATAGCTGTATCGCTGATTGAGTTATTGCTGTTACTTTCTGGCGAAACAGAAGAAGGTGTGGTGATGGCAGCAATTGCCTGTGGGTTGATCCCGACAAACAAAATATTGCTGCATTTCACCCCGTCTAGCATTTCCACCGTACGTAAATCCAGAGTAATAAACCCAGCATCACGAAGACGCTTCAGCGCATCTGCGGTTTCCCTTTTCCCAAAGCCAAACTGTTCAGCAAACGCCTGATAGCTTCTTTGCAGCTTGTCACCCTGAAAACGCTTGCGATATCCCAGTAAAGCCCCGGTATGCTCATCCCTGACTTCTGTCGGGCGGTACCAGTAAACAATCTCTGAAAGCAGCGCAATGGCAGTCGCATCCGGACGACCACTTGGTAGCCGAATATGTTTCCACCAGTTCGCTGGTGTGACATTGCCAGAAATATTGAGTTGGCCAATAGCCATAACTTCAGGTGTAGGAGCGTAACGGCTCACACGGCACCTCCCAGACGCTTAAACATTTTTCCAGACAGAAATACCGCCAGCGGGTAACTGATGGTGTAGCTACGCCCCTGTAGTTCGCACACGACTTTCTGGCTTTCAGCGTTGACTAGGCAAACCCGCAGAACGTGACCGTTGCTGGTGGCGAACCACTGCCCCACACGGGGGCAACGGTTGTATCGGTGATACAGGGAATTAACGATGCGGCGAATCATGGGTGCGCCTCCTTGTCAGAACCATTAAGTCTGGAATCAACAAGTGCAGCGCCAAAAACAGCATCTCCTACACGGTCATACAGCTTGCTCGCCAGCGGAGATTCAACGGCCTTAAGCATGGGGTAAAGCTGGCTTTTCCAGATTTGATGGATTTCACGCAAATGCAGGTATACGCCTCTGGCGTTTCGTGCAACAGCTGACATATCAACCGCGTCAGCACCAGATAAATTCTTCTCCATCTGGTTAAAGGCGTTGATGTATGCCTCTTTGAACCGGGCTGCACGTTTGCCAGTAAAGCCCATTGCCAGGAACGCGAAGCCATCGCGGGTGATTTGATAGCAAGGTAGTTTGCGGCCTGTGCAATCGGTGTAATCACTCACCGAAAAATTGCGGGCAGTGAATGATGCGGAGCATTCAAGCGTGCGGATCTTTTTCAGTACATCGTCATGACGTTTGGAGAAGAAGTTGGCAACAGCCAGGGATGAAGTAACAGCCTGACCATCAACGATGGCAATTTCAGGTTGAGTGAGGGTTGGGATCGTAGCCATGATGGCAGCCTCTTTGGTGATTTTAAATAACTCACCACCAAGGCTTTCCACGACCTTATTGGTGGTGAGACGTACAGGGGTGGAAATACCGGTCACCAAAGAACCCGGCCCAACCGAAGTTGGCCCTGCACGCCCCACCATAATTTGGGCGTAATGCTGCTCATGACACAAAAAAACCGCAAGAGCGCGGTTGTGCGCTTTGGTGAATTCCGGGTTTCCACGCCCGGCACCCGCTTTATAAGGTGCTGGAATAGTGTAACGTCCCGAAATTGCAGAATCAATATGTTGGTTGCGGATCATTTTGTACCTACTCGCCGTCAATCCGCGTTTTCGCGCTGATTCCAGTCATGAACAGCACGTTCTTTCGAATCAGGGATCTGGTTTGCGTTACAGCAAGTACATGCGACGTAATAACCATCATCGCCATCCAGAAAATATTTCACCTCAATGAGTTGTACTTCCGGATTTCCGCAGAACGGGCAAGGTTTCAGATCGACATCACCAGTTACACACGTCTTGGTTTGCATTATTTGTTCTCCTGTAAAAGATTCGCGAGCTCAGTGTTATGGGTAAACAGCCCATCCCATGTTTTCTTCATCGGTAGTTCACCGTTCAGATAATGGCGATATAACCAGGCGGCACCTTTTTTCTTCAGGAGTGGTTTGAAAATCTCGCGCATTTCCCCGTTTTCCTGCTCAACCTGCCCAGAACGCTCAGTCAGGTATTGGTCACGTGCATACGCTTTTACACGCCAGCGCGGATACATAGCCTCCGGACGGTCGTCATACAGCCAGTTACGCTCTTCAAGGAACGCATTAATCTGACGAGTGTTTACACCGTTGAGTTGTTTGCAGAACTGCACAGGAGTGATGCCATCGGCGAGATGGCTTTCGAGTTTGCTGATGTAGCGAGCCTGACGCTCTGCATACCCGAGAGCAAGGCGTTCGGATTTTTTGGCTTCAATCCACGCTTCAGCAGCAGCGATCGGATCGTCAAAGTCTGGAATAGTGTTTGAAGAAGGCGTTGCTTTACGAAAATACGCCTGCTCCATTTTTTCGAAGAACGACCAGGCCTCGTCTGTATCGACGATTTTTGACATGCGGGCAGCGCCGCGTTCTGTCCAGAGAGTGAGTGAACGCGCATTTCTTCCAACAGAGTGACCAATAGTCACTCTGTCCTTAAATGCTTTCAGGGCATCACCAGTTAAAAGAAAATAATGTTTCCCATCTTCAAAGCGCTCAAGATTGCGCGACAGATTTTTACGGATATTAGCTTCATCCGTGCCATATCCCGCCGCCAGCGTTTCAGTGGTAACTACGCGTACCCCCTGCCACTCAATCACTGGCAGGTTTTCAGGGTTGACTAATTTTTGTTTATTGATCATCATGAAATCCCCTTACTAATCAGAATAAGTCGGGCTGACGGAGTGCGGCCCGGCTTTTCTTTTTCGTTCAGTAACCGTTCATCGCGTGGACATTTCTGATGAATCACTCTGCCCATCTTCCGTGCGCGCTAGGCTTGGATTTGAAATTTTGCGTAACGAATCAGGAATTCCATCTTCAGGGTGAGGATAAAGATCTGGCCTTAAGCCATGTGGCGTGACCTTCCATGCAACTACTTCACATACGCGTAAAACAAAACGAGCAGGAATTGTGTTTTTTGAAAACCACTGATTCACCGCTTGCGGAGTTACACCAAGGTTTCGTGCAATGGCATTTTGCGCAATTAATGCGCGAAGTACGTCGTAATCATTTCCTTTCATAGCAAAACACCAATATTAACTTGATAACACAAGAATATATCAAGATTAAATTAACATGCAAGTTGCAAAAGGATCGAATACACTAAAATCAAGTAAAGATTTATCCTTGTAAAGAAACCCACAGGACCTGGTCATGAAGAACGTCAAAAACACGGAAAATCGAATAGCCGCGATGCTGAAAGCAAAAGGATGGACTCAGGCTCAACTGGCCCGCAAGTTAGGTGTGAGTGCGCAATCAGTGCAGTACTGGACAACAGGAAAAACATTTCCACGGAGTGATAAGCTCGCGCATTTATCAGAGATTAGCGGTTATCCACAATCCTGGTTCTTAGGTGAAGACTCCTCACCAACCTTTTCCTCGCAAGAGAAACACCAGACAAGAACAGATAGCGTCGTGTTTAATGTCCTTGATGTTGAGTTTAGTTGCGGTGATGGAACTCATGTCCGTGGTGACTTGATAGATGTAGTGCGCTCAATAGAACTTGATCCTGAATATGCCCGACGTCTTGTTGGAAATCGGGCATTCAAAAATATAGAAATAGGTAACGCCAGAGGAGACAGTATGGCTCCCACAATCTCACCTGGCGACCTTCTTTTTCTTGATAAGACAGTAACTTATTTTGATGGCGATGGTATTTATGCATTTTGTTTTGATGGAGAATGCTACGTGAAAAGGCTTCAAAAAATTGGAAGCAAAATCATGGTGTTATCTGATAACCCCAATTATCAACCATGGAGCATCGAAAAAGAGGGGTTAGCTCTGCTTTATATCCAGTCTAAAGTGATCTCATCAGTACCATTCAACATAAACAGATTTGGTTAGTCTTTGATTTTAACGGGCTTTGCCCGTTTTTTTCTGCCTGAAATATACGATATCAATTTTTTCTTGACAGCCTATTTCCCAAAGCATAATATCGCACCATCAATTATAACTTGATTTAATTCAATTTAAAATTGTTGGTGGATATATGAAGACACTAAAAGCAACTCCAGAAACAACTAATTTTATCAACTGCGGCTGTGTTACGCTTAAGGGCTTAGAACTTGATTCCTTTGCATTAAATATTGCAAATTTGCTAAGTGCTGTACGCACATTCCATCTTCTGGATTGTGCTCGCTCAAAGGAACTGGGCATTGAGGTAATGGAATTTATCCATGAATATGCTCTATCTGCTGCTTCTCCTGCACAACAAAAACAATCCTTCCCTGAAAGCTGGCTGGTTAACCTTCGCACCCAACGCGAAGCCTGCGGCTTAACAACAGCCGAACTCGCCAGGCTGCTCGCTCTTGATGAAGAAATCATCATCCAGTGGGAGAGCGGAGAGTATGAACCAACCATCAGTATGCTTATCCCACTGGCAAATATTCTTGGCTGCGATCCGATGTGGTTATTGACTGGTAGCAATGCTGCAAAGGAGTAACAGCAGTGAATAGTAATATCCATGACAATTTCGAAGGTATTTGTCTGGCATCGGATTCATTTGCAATAAACATTCATAGTCTGTTGTGCGCTGCGCAAGTTTTACAGATGTCAAATAATCAGAATGCAAAAACATTAGGTGATGAAATCCTGTCTTTTGCATGTGAATATTCGAAAGCTGCAGTCAAAAAGAATTAGCGCAATAACAATAAATATTCACTGAATGTTTATTACGGTTTTATCGCCGGGGATTGTTGCAACCTTTATTCGCAGGAGATTATGTTATGACTTTCCTGAAACATAAGGCATCGTATAAAACTGCCTGCCTCATTGCACAACATGGAGATTCTTATCTTCATATAGCCAACCTGTATTTGCGCAAAGCATATGGGAGATAAATAAATGAAAGAAAAACAACAAAACATAACACATAAAAAAGTAAGAGTGTTGCTAACCATTGAAAATGGTGAAGTAATTTACTCAAAACATCTGTTGGATAATGAATTCGTTGGCTGCATGGATACATTTCTGTGGATGGCAAAAAGAGCTGGCTACACGATTATTCCACCAGCAAAGGAGCAAACATTATGAATCATTCAGAGTTCCGACCAGAAGTTACGCCACATGGCATAAAAATTGGCAATACAACCATTGATTATGTTGAGGCCGTACAGCGGCTTAATGATGGTGAATACGATTATCCAAACTCACACGGTTTAAGAATCATGCAATGTATTGCAGAAGCCGATGATGCAGGGTTGCTGGGACGATTTTCAGTCGATATGAAGGTTGCTCAGTGGCGATGGCTGTATGTGACTACGTTTATAAATGAAGAGGAAGACAAGAACGGTACCGTTGATATCCCTAACGATAACGGAACTACAGATCACGCGGTTATTTACAAGGGTAAACATGGTTGCCTGAGTATCTACCCCGGACCACTTCGTATTGCCCTGCAAAACCACGTCGAATGGGGATTTATTGAAAAATATGGCGAAGCTGAAGGCATGGGGCGAGTTCTGTTTCTCTATCAAAAAATGCTCATCGCAGATCCTGATAATGGTTTCATTATTTCTGCTATGGGGCGCGAAGGGCTTGAACTCCTTCTGGATGAAATGATGAACGACCTGAATACTCATGGTATGCCAGAAGCGCCAGTGACACATTAAATATTAAGAAGAATATAATTCTTCCATCTTTTACCAACCGTTTATATGAAAAGCAACCGTGAATTAAACAGAGTAAAACTGATTTTAATCCTTGCCACAGTACTGACACTAACTGAAATCATTATTCTCTTTCTTGCGCTGTCAGTCGGTTAAAAATATCGGGATACCACAGACCAATGAGACTGTATTTCACAATAGTAATTTTACTGGCAATTATCGCATGCATTTACGGATTACTCGTTCCGTTCCTTATATCCATGAAGGATACGATAGCAGTTATTTCTGGCTTTGCACTGGCGTTTCTGACCCCGCCCTGCATTTATGCCATTTACAAGGGTCTTTCTTTCGCTAAGGATAAAAGATGAAAAAAATTATTTTTGCTTTAGCCATTGTTCTGCCGACTATTGGCCTTGTCGGTTGCGATCGCGTTGAACCAGGTAATGTTGGCATCAAGGTAAATAAACTGGGCGACGACAAAGGCGTCGGTGAGGTGGTCGGTGTTGGTCGCTACTGGACTGGCTGGAATACTGAAGTTTATATCTTCCCCACCTTCAAACAAATGAAGACCTACGATGAACCGTTCAGTTTCCAGATGAGTGACGGTACAACCATCGGCTATCACATTGGCGTGGCCTACAAAGTTGATCCATCCAAAGTTACCACGGTGTTTCAGACCTACCGCAAAGGCGTGGATGACATTACCGACACTGACCTGCGCCAGAAGATCGCCGACGCACTCAACCGACTGGCCAGCAAAATGACCACTGACAAATTTATCGACGGCGGCAAGTCTGAGCTGCTGGATGAAGCTCTTAAAGACATTCAGGCAGAGATGACACCTATCGGTATTCAGGTAATGAGCCTCTCATATGTGGGTAAGCCGGAGTACCCGCCAACCGTTATCGACAGCATTAATGCCAAAGTCACGGCAAACCAGAAAACCCTGCAGCGCGAGCAGGAAGTCAAGCAACGTGAAGCGGAGGCCAACATGCTACGTGCGGAAGCTGCCGGACAGGCTGATGCCATTCGAACAAAAGCCCAGGCAGAAGCCGATGCCATTCGTTTACGCGGCGAAGCTCTACGCCAGAACCCAGGCGTCATGGAGCTGGAAGCCATCAACAAGTGGAACGGTACACTGCCGCAATACATGACCAGTGGTGCCAATACACCATTTATCCAGATTAAATAACTTATATGCCCGGCAGGCCGCCGGGCTAAGGGAAATGCAGATGAACACCCAGAATACTCAACCGCAAATAATGAACTATGACCCGAATCTGACGTCATGCGGACGCATGGCAAAACAAACCGTTCGATTAACTTTCGGACTATGGGAATACCGCGAAACATTCGAAGTTACTGTCGGCGGCAATCTGACCGGACTGGATGTTATCAGTTGCGCTATTGAAAGCCTGTACGCAACGCTACCTTATGAAGAAGTCGAGGATGAGCGCACAGGGGAAACAGATATCATGGCCACCATTAATATTGGCGAACTGATATGTCAGGATGAAGACCTGTCCGGAGAACTCTGGCTTGCCGGGATGCTTATCTCAGCAGAAATTATCAGTATTGAACCCGCTACAAACATACGGCTCTGAAGTTCTCACTATTCAGAGAGCAGGAGAAAAAATGTTTGCTTTGATTAATCAGGGACAACTGTATACCGACAGTGCCGGTTACCCGGTAAAAATTATTCGCTGTATAAATAACACCGTGTTGTACAGAAGAATGGATGGGCGAACACAATCGGTAAAAATGAACGATTTTAATGAATCGTTTGAACGGATCGATCACCAGGAATACCGACAAATTCTGGCAGAAACAGAGCAGGAAGCTCATCTGAAAAAATTACGAGCCATGAAAAGGAAGTAGCGAATGAATAAAGCGTTTGAGCTATGGGTACGCCAGCGTTACGGCAATCGTTATGACCTGACGCGAGATGTTGACGGTTTCTACTGCCGTGAAGTTGTGAAACGAATGTTTGAGGTGTGGTGCCACTGCCGTGGGCTGAAAGTTTTATGAGGTTGACATGCAGACAATCATCTATCAAATAACACCAAGTAAATGGTGTACAGAAAGCACCCTCATTGCTTCGACAGGGCTAAAACCAGGCACCATTGAGCGAGCCAGGAAAAAATCATGGCTACAGGGGAAAGAATATCGACATTACGCTGTCGATGGAATTCCGAAGAGCAACAGTGAATGCGTATACAACATAGAGGAAATTATGCGCTGGATCGAAAATCAGAAACAACCAGGTGTTAAAAATGCAAGTTCCGGTTAACCTGTTAATGCTCCTGGACGTCTGGGAGGTTTAATGAGTAATACATCATACCCAACAGGCGTTGAAAATCATGGCGGATCACTCCGCATATGGTTTCACTATAACGGCAAACGTGTCAGAGAAAACCTCGGTGTTCCTGACACCGCCAAAAACCGGAAAATCGCAGGTGACCTCCGCACTTCCGTTTGTTTTGCAATCAGAATGGGGAGTTTCGACTATGCAGCACAGTTCCCTGAGTCCCCTAACCTGAAACACTTTGGTCTGGGGAAAAGAGAGATAACCATTAAAGCACTTTCGGAAAGATGGCTTGAACTGAAGAAAATAGAGATTTGTGCAAATGCACTTAACCGTTACCAGTCAGTAATTAAAAACATGTTGCCAATGTTAGGTGAAAAAAGACTGGTTTCATCTGTAACAAAAGAGGATTTGCTTTTCGTAAGGAGAGATCTGTTGACCGGTTATCAAAAGCTTTCTAACGGAAAAATTTCTTCCATAAAAGGACGCTCAGTGGTCACAGTAAACTACTATATGACAACCATAGCTGGAATGTTTCAATTTGCAACAGATAATGGTTATACATCAGGAAATCCATTTAACGGTCTGACACCATTAAAAAAGTCCAAGATAGAACCAGATCCCCTCACCCGTGACGAATTTATTCGTTTTATTGAGGCTTGCCGTCATCAACAAACAAAAAACCTGTGGATTATCGCTGTATACACGGGTATTCGTCACGGGGAGCTGGTATCACTGGCCTGGGAAGATATAGACCTTAAAGCGAGGACTATAACCATCCGCCGGAATTATACAAAACTAGGCGAATTCACTCCACCAAAAACTGATGCTGGTACCGGAAGAACGATTCATCTAGTTCAACCAGCTATTGATGCTCTTAAAAGCCAAGCGGAAATGACCATGCTTGGAAAACAGCATTCTGTAGAGGTAAAGCAGAGGGAATATGGGAGAAGTACTGTGCATAAATGCACTTTTGTTTTTAGTCCTCAGGTAATAAAACAGCGGCAGTTTTCCGGACCGCACTATAAGGTTGACTCCATCAGGGAGTCATGGACAAGTATCTTAAAACGCGCAGGTCTGAGACACAGAAAATCGTATCAATCCAGGCATACCTATGCATGCTGGTCACTTGCCGCAGGAGCTAATCCTAGTTTTATCGCAAGCCAGATGGGCCACACAAACGCACAAATGGTATTCAATGTTTACGGAGCATGGATGAAAGACAACAATCACGAACAAATAGAACTTCTTAACAGAAGACTATCTGAAAGTGTCCCATGCATGCCCCATAAGAAAGCGGGGTAA